GATGCAATACCGTGCATTGTGTGAGCACCAGTACCATCGTTATATCCACCAGTTGCTTCAATGTGAAGATTGGCTTCGCGGAAGTCACGACCGATTGCCATATGGCGAACAGCAGCACCAGCAGAGTGAGCCTGACCAGTGCCAGCATTTTCAACACCACGGGTAATTGTTAATACGTTAGTACTAACAACTGTGACATCTACAATTTCTTCAAGGGCTGTATCTGGGTCAATGACAACAGTAAATGTTGTGCCAGCAGGTACCGACTGTCCACCAAGGAGTGCTGAGCCAGATACCACAGTGCAACTAGTTGCTGAGTCTGTGAGGTTCGCAGCCAGGGTTGTTTGCTGGGAGCGAGAGGAATATTTTCTTGTTGTCATTTATTTACCTATCGGCTGTAGTGAACGCGGATTGGATACTGGGATTGTTGTCTTGCTGTTTCTTCATTTAAACGTTGTACGTATAGTGCATAGAGTTGCTTCGTTGCACTCTGTGATGCACCATATGGACGCTTACTGTCTGTCTCATCAGCCTGTGGGCTAACCTGAGCAGCACGAGCAGGGTCCAAATATGTAAGTAGGCGGTATGAAGCGCCAAGGATTGCAACATCTCGCGTTGAAGATGGAAGTCCTGTCTGGGTTGCATAATCCTGTGAGTTAGATGTAAACGCTACTGGGTCAGTTGCATAGATAACTTTAACAGTACGTCCTGGTTGTACATAGTCACCAATAGTTACCGTCTGTGCTCCAGCACCGAATGCTGAATCAGATGCAATTGAATCCCAAGACCAACGGCGAATTGGGAACCACTCTTGTGATGGTCCAATATCCTGCCACATTATTGTCATAATGTTATTGATATTAAGATTGTTAAATGCGTATGTAGTCTGTGCTGCATTAAAAACAAATGTTGTTGTTTTGACTGCAAAGATGTTTGCGCCAAAGGCACCAATAGTATCGTTGATTGCTTTCTTAACTACATAACGTGGAAACGTAGGAGTAATTGTAACCTTAGTTCCAGCAGTATGTGTAGTTCTATCTGTACCTAAATAGCCACGACCCCAAGGTGGTACTGTTGCTGTATTAGATACGCGGTCAAATGAATCCAACCAGAATAATTCTTCATCAATTTCAATAGTACCCTTACCAATATTATCAGTAGAGGCTAGTTGTAGAATAATTGGGTTAGCAATTGTGGACGCAGTAGCAGGTACATCTTGTATAATATAAGTTGCTCTGTCCTGCTGATATGTGTAACCTGCAAGGTTGATGAGTACTTCATCAATCATACTTTCAAGTGTTGGCATTATAGAGTCCTTAATGCGTCAACCGCAGATAGTCCAGTAGTAGATGCTAGTTCATTACAAATAGCATTGAGGTTTTTAAAGTTATTAGGTTGACGAGATGAACTAGCCTTGTAGTTAAGTGCTCCAATTAAGCCCTTACCAACAGTCCCAGCCCAGGCATTTGCGGCTCCTTGTTCTGCAATAAATGCAGTCCTTGCTGGATAATCCCCACCATTTGCTAAACGATTAAGTTCAGCGGCTATTGATAAACCAGGAATACTTGCCATTATTTAGCCTTTCGTTTAACTGCTGCGTTATCTACCAAGTTGGGGTATGGTCGACCTGCTGCTTTTGCTCTAGCCTTTGCCTTAGCCTTTTGTGCTGAAGTCAAAGGTGTTGATTTTTTATTAGGATTCTTTGTGTCCCAGAATGCTTTCTTTTTCACCACTTCACCTTATCCGCCCAGTAGGCTGCTGACATTTTTCCTTTAGCAATATTTTTTGCGTGACGTGCTTTAAATGATGCTTGACGTGCAGTTGGTTTTTTATCGCCAGTAACACCCTGTTGACCAAAGCGAATAGTTTTAACCTTGTCTCCTTCTTTAGCCACAACAACGTGTGACTTCTTGGGATGACTCGGTGTACGCTTAGGCTTGTTAAAGCCTGATACTCCTGCTCGCTTTAGTCTTGGGTCCATTATTTTTTCTTCGCCTTCTTAACTGTCTTTTTCGCTTTTGACTTGCCTGCTTCAGAGAGAGCAATAGCCACAGCCTGCTTACGAGATTTAACAACTTTCCCACCTTTACCAGAGTGAAGTGTTCCCCGCTTGAACTCGCCCATTACTTTCTCAACTTTGTTTTTCATCATTACTTACCCTTCTTTACGCCAGATACTTTCTTAAGACGTGGGTTAGCCTTGACTGCTTTCTTGGATGCTTTGCGAGCACCAGCAGCAAGGATTGCACCAGCGCGTTCCATAGAAACGCCTTGCTTCTTAGCGATTGTTTGAGCAACTTTTTTAAATCCTGGATGTGCCTTTTTCATCGTGTGCCTCCGCCGCTTTTAAAACCTGGAATCTTTGTAACGTCATAGTTATACTTTTCCATAAGTGTGCGGTAAGCCTTGTCTTCTGCTGATTCACCGCGAAGCATCTGTGCACGCTTTGTTGCCTGCATACGAGCATCATCTGCAGTTGCTGCCTTAGCCTTAGGCTTATCTTTAATAATTTCTTCTGGCTTAATCAACCGAACGTTGAATGGCTTTGTATTGGATGGGTCTGACTTCTTTGCTGCTGCTGACTTTTTGCCAGTATTATATGACATTGCCATAATTACTTCATCTTCTTCTTAGCAACTTTTTTAGCAACCTTCTTCTTCATACCCTTTTTCATTTCCATCATCTTTTCAGACTTAGATTCCATCTTTTCTCCAGCAGCATAAGCCTTGGCTGCCTTTTTACCTGCGGGTGTGTATGGGAATGTTTTTTTTCCGACCATTGGCATTATATTGCTCCTATTTCTTTCATTGCTTCTACGGATTTTTTGTTTATATCTCTTGCTTTGGGCATAAGATTTGCATCGTAAGGTTTATTGAGAACCTCACTAGCCTTATACGCTTCTTGAATATGTCTATGAGTTGTGCCTCCAGGTTGCATACCTTGGGCACGTGCATCCCTATATGCTTGTAATTCACCAGTCCATTTTTTATCAGAGACTGGTCTTGAAGCATCTCCAGGAGACAATTCAAGAGTTCCTATTTTGCAACCAAAACAACCTTCAACATACTCAGGGTGTTTCTGCTTCTGATGTAGATTCATTTGTCCCTATACTTCTGTAAAGTTTGCCTCTGTAACTCCAACTCCACCAGCAATTAATGCTGCCTTTGTTGCATCACTTACTTCGTAGTTTCTTCCACCTTGATATAACTCTTGGTAGGTTGGTAAATCTGAGTCAAGTATGTATCTTTGCTGGGAGTAAACTCCGTTTTGCTTTACGATGGAAACTCCTACATCTAACTTGTAGAAGTAGAATAGGCGTGAGCCACCACCAGATGGACCTTCTCGTACGATTGGGGTCTTGAATATCCAAGTAGCCATTAGTCCTCCTTAGTGAACTTACTGATGAGCAGAGGTTTCCCTCTGCCCACCCGTCAATCAACTAATTACTTAGCAGCGATTGATGAACCTGTTTCGATGCGGTATAGTGCCTCATCGCGGTAGATTGCAAAGCCGAGTACGCCGTACCAACCCATTGGGCGGAAGCGCATCAACTTATCTGTTACGTTACCAATAACAACGTGTGGTTCTTCTGCAACAGCCTGAGCCATTGCTTGCTTTCCACATACGATTGTGTTGTAAACGCGAGTTACTGGTGTAACAGTAATTGTTGCTCCTACTGTAACTGCTGCTGAGTTAGCAACGTCTACAGTGATTGTTGTTGTTGAACCTGATGTATCGATAGCAGTAATCTTCGCAGATGTTCCTACGCCTGTTCCTGAAATCTTATCGCCAACTTCAGCACGTGCTGCAATAACAGATGATGAAGCAACGCCGAATGTGAATCCTGCTGATGTTCCTGCAACTGTTGCTGCTGTTGTAGCCAATGCTGTCTGGTCTGCACCTGACTTAGCGTTGAACATACGTGCTGATTCTACGTAGAATGCACCTTCGTACTGTCCAATTTCTCCAGCGTAGATGTTCTCTGGTGTGGAGTAATTGTGTGGGTCGCGCCATCCTGCTGCGCCTGTCTCTGCACGTAGGTCGTGTGAAACTTCTGGGTGGATACCTGTCCAGTATAGTGAACCCTTACGGTATGCAGCCTTGTTAGCACGCAACTTTGCGACAGCGCGGCGGATGTCTGGTGAATCCATTGTTGCAGCAGCAGTGATTGTTGCTGTTGATGTCGCTGTTGAACCACCGTAGATTACGTTTGTTCCTGAGCGTAGTGTTGTCATTGCAACCTGGTCGATTGAATCTGCAAGGTTGAATGCGATGATGTTAGCAATTGCTGGGTCTACATCTGCTAGAGAGAATAGTTCCAACGCACGTGTTACAAGAACAGAGTTACCGTACTCATTAAGAGTAATTGTAACTGTGTTAGGTGTTGACAATGCAACTGCATCTGGGTCAACTGTCTCTGTTAGTGTGCTTGTTGCTGCTGTTAGGTCCTGGTACTTCTGGAGTACAACTGTTGAACCTGGGATTGATTGCTGTGCTGGAGTCTTGTCTGCGACTGAACGAATTAGTGGCTCTGAACGGAGAGCGAATTCTAGAAGACGGTCGTATGCCTTCTGTACAAGACCTGCACCGCCGACGGTACCTCCGAGAGAAGTACTGCCTGTGGATGTATATGCGTTAGGCATATGCGGTCACCTCCAAGTGACTATGAACGGATATGATTATTGTGAGCGTAGAATTGACAGAATGTCTTCTTCAGACGTTGCCTGTTGCATTCTGTATTCAATATCATTTGCTCGGTCAGGGGTCATAGCATTCTGAGTAACCAAGTCCTGGTTGCGTAATGCAGCGCGGTCTTCTTGTGTTATCTTAGATGTATCTTCGTTAACCGTTAGTCCGAACAAGTCTGCATTCTCTTCGAGCCAGTTAGAAACTGATTCTTCGTTAATGTCATCCAAGTCCTTCATTACTAAACGGGCTGCTTTAAGATTGACGCCCTTCTTTTCTAGTACTGACTTGACAGTTGACTCACGCTGCGCCTTGGAAAATGTCTCAAGTTGCTCAGTAAGTTCCTTGATACGCTTCTCGTCTGCACGCTTGGCTTTTCGTAACTTTTTAAGTAAGTCACTTCCATCCAACGGTGCTTCATCGATTGTATCTAGGTCATCGTCTTCGTCGTCCCAGTAGTTGTTGCTCATAGCAACGCCACCCTTCTATTCGTAGTTAGTTCGCAAGCCTCAGGTTCCATTCGGGGAAATGGTCTGGCTCTTACTACCAGTCTTATACGCCAACGGGGCTGGTGGGTCCGTTAGGATTCTGTTTTATATTAAGCGGTTAGCACGAGCCTGAGATGCAAGTGCTTTAGAACCAGCGGTTCCAGCCTTGCCTGCAAAGCGTGCTTCTTCTTGCATTGTTAAATCTTCTAGTTTCTTAAGTTCTGCAGCAGACTTGCTAATTACTGCACTTGTCAAGCCAGTAACTCCAAGTGACTTAACTCCAGAAATCTCTGCAAGTTTCTGTTCTGTCTCACGAGCACGAGCAATCTGACCAAACTGTGGAAGCGTGCTTGCAAATGTTCCACCAGCCTTGGCAATCTGTTGTGCTTGTTCAAGAGTAACTCCACCAGGAAGTGCTGTGCTTGCCTCAAGTTGCTGTGCACCTGCACCTGCAAGTACTTCATATCCAGCAAGTTCTTGTTCAAGTTGCTTAGCACCCTTGTCTCCAAGAGCCAAAGCCTTAGCAAGTTGTATACGGTCAAGAGATGGGAAATATCTTCCAATAGTCTTCTTGATTACATCTGGTGCTGTATCAATACGGTCAAAGATTTGTGTGATTCTGTTACCAAACTCTGTGGCTGATACACCCTTACTAAGTACATCTCCAAGAAAATCTTCATTAGCCAAGTCGCCCAAATTAGATGCTTTAAGAAGGTCGCCCATTTTAGATTCTGTTGCAAAGTATTCAGCAATAGTAGGCACAGTAACTGCCTTGCCTGCTTGCTTCATATCTTGAAGCGCATAGATGCCTTTGAATCTTTTAGTAAATTCAACCATTGCTGGGTTATTTCGAGACTCAAGAAGAGCCATATTAAATGCTTCTTCTGATGTTGCTCCAGCCTTGTAGAACTTAGACACAACTTTATAGAGTTCGTTAGCCCAAGGCTTAGCCATTTCTGCTGCACCAAAGAAAGTTGCAAGTGTTTGCTTGAATACATCTGATGCTAAGGTAGGACCAGTATCTGTTGGTGGAGGTGGGTTGTTGTTACCAGTATTTAATCCGTTTCCAGCACCTAATCCATCATTAGCACCGCCGAGAAGTCCTCCACCTAAGTTTTGGTTTTGAGGAATAATCCCATAATTTGGTATGTCGTATAGTTGCCAACTACCTGTATTAGTTCCACCAATCCAGGCATAATACTTTCCAGGAGGGGCATCTGTTGGCTTTACCGCTTTATTAAGAAGTGGATTTTCTGCTGCTGCGGCTGTACGCGCTGCTGCCTCTGCTGCTTTAACTCTATTATTAAATTGAGTATTAGTTTCACCTGCGGCTTTTGTCATAGCAGATGGATTTAATGCACCAAGTTCCGTAGAAATGCCTTCTAAGTTTGCAACACTTGCTTGTGACTTAGCAATCTGTGCTTGAAGTCTATCAATCATCAACTCATCTGGAGTCTTAGCAATAGCAGCCGTTGCTGCTGGTACAGATGCTGCTGCGGCACGCATTCCTGCAGCCTTTGTCTGTTCATCAACAACAGTTAATGGAGTTAATACATAATCTTTGTCTCTCATTATACTCCAAATCCCATCGCTCGTGCTATTCCTACTGCAGAATCGCGTGCCAAGTCTTTAGACCAACTTGCTTTTTCTGAGTTAGGATGATTCTTTAGGTAGTCAGCCCAGTCAGATAGTGAACCCATCTGTACATTTCCTGCTGTTCCATCTGGACGAATAAACTTGTCAAGGTCTGAGTTGTCTAAATCAATTGTATTTGGGTCAATCTCCCAGTACTTAGCCATCTGTTTAATATATGGTTCTACAATATCCTTGACTGTCAGTCCTGGAGTATCTTGTAATCTCTTCGCAAATAGTGGGTAACGTGTTGCAGCCTTGGCACCTAGGTCTTTCTTAAGTGCATCAAGAGTTTGCTTACCTGAAGCAAGTGCAACACCAAGAGCGTTGATTTCCTTCTGGCTTAAATCAGATATTCCATTATCTTTAAGAATAGATTTAATCGAAGCAATCTGTGTAATTGCGCTAGATGGCAACTTGGTTGTGTCACCAATATTTACCTTTGCCCATAAGAAAGACTCTGTAAAGTCTTTAGCATTAAACAATGATGGAGTAACAACAGTTTCCATACCACCAGTAGCAGCCTTACGAGTAGTTGTTTTACCAGAAGCCTTAGCCTCTGTATTCAACTTATCAAAAAATTCCTTCTTGTCTGCCGTTGTTAACGCATTGATATCAAAACCAATTGTGCTTGCAATCTTGCCAAGCAAAGCATCTGCGGTAATAGGGTCATACTCTGTGTAGGTTACGCTTTCGCCGTTTACTGCTGGAGAGTTCTTTGTAAGAACATTAAGGACATCCCAAGGGCTTTGCTTCTTGCCTTCTTTAAAGGAAGCAATAGCACCATCTACGATGTCATTCCATAGCGCCTGACGGGCAGTGTCAGTTGGTTGCTTATTAGCAATAGTAAGTAGATACTGAGTAAGAGCAACTTGTGCACTACCTGGTAGTTTAGCAAAAGACTTCTTAACTACAGAAGCGTCAGCCTTAACCAGGTTACCTTTTGCATCTGGCATCCAGATGTAGGTAATCTTTGGACCTTTTGTCTCCTTTTTAGGAATGACAATCTTTGGTGGTTCTGGTGCTGTTGTCACTTCTTAGGCTCCTTTATATTCAACTTATCGTTGCTGTAGTAGCGTGTAATCATCTTCTGTAATGTTGGGTCCCACAATGTAAGACTCTCTTCAAGATAGTTCTGCCAGGCTTCTTCAACCTTGGTTTTATATCCATCTGGTGCATCTAAACGAGTCTTGCCAAAAGACTCTCTGTATTCGATAAATGCTTTAGCGTGAGTCCAGAACTGTGTATTTCCAAACTTCTTCATAAACTCTTCATCTTTTAGAATCGTCTTAAGACCAGCAGATTGTGAAAATGCTGTGTCCTTTGCTGCACCGCCCCCGCCGTATTCAATAAACCACTGAGGGCTTACCTCTCCAAGAGTTTCAGCGTATCCTCTAAGTTGTTCTTTTAATTCTGGAACACTTAGATAACTTGCATATCCAGCCTTCTTGGCTGCAGCATTTAAATCATCCTTAAATCCCGTGTAAGCCTTCCAAAGACGTGACTTGGTAAGTTCATCCTCAACCATTTGTGGTGTCTTGAGTTGACTGTTAAGAACTGTTCCACCAGGAAGAGTTGCATTAGGGTCATTAAGGAACTTGCTAATCTGTATATCGTAATCTCGTGGTAGGTCAGCAGTCATTAACCCAACAAGTGATGGGTCAAGACGTTCTAATTGCTTAGCAAGACCAGAAAAATCTTGATAGATACGGCTATAAGCCTTTTGGCTTGGCTGTATGTAAGTTGCTTTATCACGAGCATTAGTAAACAAACGGTCCATTGGGAAGTCTCCGCCACCTGCAAGACGCATCTGCTTCTGAAATTCATCTTCTGCTAGCGTAGATGCCTGCATTTCAGTAAGTGGCTTACCAGTCTTAGAGTCGGTCTGAGCCTTATACTTATTCAAAAGCATATAGTAATAGTCAGAGAACAAAGCATCTGGACGAGATTCAACATACTGAGGTGTTCCCAAAAGCGAGAACATCTGTGTACGGAACTTACGTAGATAGATACTTTCTGTACCCTTACGAATGCTTTCTTCTGTAGGCTTAGGACCTATCTTCATTTCGTAAAGAACTTGCTGGCGATTAGCCTCAGATAGCAGGGACATAACCCACATCTCATCTGTTGTGCTCTTGTTTAAAGCAGTAAATAGATTACGTGCCCAAGCAGGTGTAAATGTACGACCTAGTTGAGTCTTTAAATCTGGTTCAATTCCATATGGGAACATTTCCTCAAAGGAATAACCAGGAATCTTTCCAACAGTTTTGTTTACTGTCTTCTTAATCTCATCGTTTGTGTCTGGCTTCCAGCCTAGAGCGCGACCTAAGAAGATTGGAACTAAATATGATGGACCAGGTAGGTTAGCAATGTAGTTAGTTGCACGAGAACTGATTATTACACCCTTGCCATCGTTCAAACCCATTTCTTTTGTACCAGGAATAAGCAGATATTCTGCTTCCATAGGGTTTTCAACTGGATTACCAAACTTATCTACACCAAATGAGTTGTATAACCCATAGTAACTGTTAAGAAATCCACCCATACGTCCAGGTTGCTTAGCAGCAAACCCACCATAGCGGTAAATACCACTAGCAGCAGCATTAGGAAATGTTGTTAATGCTCTTGCAAGATACAGTGCACGCTGTTGGCGTGGAATTGTGTAGAAAACTCTACTTACATTTTCAACCATTTCTGCTGCAACTGATTGACGCATTGCTAAAGCAGTTGAAAGAGTAGGTTGCTGTCCTTGAGCAACAAGCATATCAAATTTTTCTTGCATACGCTTAGCAAAGTCAACAGTTCCCCATACTTCGCGGATAGCGTTTTCTGGGAAAACCATTCCGCGCCAAGCCTTAGCCATAAGAGCATCAGTTGCTGCGTTAAAGGTTTTGATTCCAGTAGTTGGTCGACCATAAGGAACATCAAGTGGCTGGATACCAACCATTTGGTCTAACTTGTCAGCCAAGATTTGTTCTAAGTCTGTCTTCTTTACTGGACCAACAGAGGCTAATGACTGTGCTTCACGAGTTGGTAGGTAACGATTGACATAAGAGAATGCTTCATCAACCATATCTGTCAACTGGTCAACAGGACGACCCATTGAGTTAGCATAAGAGCGACCTTGACCTGTAGATGCCCAAGCAAGGATTCGCTCACGTGGGATACCAGCAAGAACCTGGTCAACCAGCATATCTCCACGCATAAAGTTGTTGACTACATAAGCCAACTCATCAAAGTAGAGTGGGTCAGCCACATTAGTAATTGACTGTGGACCATTTCTAAAGATAGTATTAAACTTTGCTACAGTTGCCTTGTTACCAAGAACTTCAATTGTTCTCGTACTGTTGTTAGCAATTTCGCTAAAGTAACCATCTCCAAGATAATTCTGATTTCTCATAGATGGCACTTCAATTACTTGACCATTAGCAGCAACAATTTTTTGCATTTCAGGAAGTAAAGGTTTCTTAATATAGCGACCTTCAGAAACAGAGAAAATCTCTCCACGCTTCTTGATTGCTGGTGCAAGTTCTTGTAAAGAATCATTAATCTTCTTATATGCTGAAGTAATTGCTGCATCTAAGGTATTAATTTCTGGAGCCATAGTGTTAATGGTCTGAGAAGCCTTAGCAATTAATATTTCTGCGCTGCGAATTTCGCTAGCATAACGAGAGGCATTGATAGCCTCTGGTGTTAATTTTGCTGCATTAGTTTTACTTGAAACAACAACTTTAATTTTATTTCCAGTTATTTCAGTTACTGTAAATTTTGTATTACGAGGAAGAAGCCACTCAGATTCTCCTGCTGCAATTTTTGCAGTTGTTTCAACTCTCATACCAATTGGAAAAATTCCTTTTGTTCCAGAAGGATTTGTTATTTCCATAACAATTCCGTTGTCTTTTGCAAATCTTTTTGCCACTGTTTCTTTTATATCAGTTGATGAAAAAGACTTTTCAATAAACGTATCTCCTGGCTTTAGGTTACGTAAATTATCTAAATACTCTTTACTAAATCTGTCAGATGACATACCACGAAATGTAGTAATTGGAGTTTCAAGAACTGGTGCTTTTGAAATAATAAAGTCTAAGTCGCTAACAATTTTATTAACTTTTATTGTTTCTTTTGCGCCAGGCTTATATCCTTCGCGCAGAACAGTATTAACGAGACTGTAATCACCACTACCATTTGTATAGTTTATTAATGAATCTTCATATTGCTTATAATTTTCAACAGTAAAGCCTTTTGAACGTTGGCTATTAAGTAAAGAAATAATTGAATTTTCATTAGTAATAACTGGAGCAACAATTTGTTCTGATGTTAATTCTATTGTTTCTTTTCCAATAGACTTTAATGTTTCAACTCTGCGCTTCAAGTTATACAAAGATGGGACATCAATTGGCTTACCGTACTCAACTGTATATCGATTAAGGCTAGTCTCAAGGTAATCAACCATCTTCTCTGCAGCGCGAAGGTCTTCCTTTACTACATCTGCCCACTCACGCTTAGTTGCTGGAGATACACCAGGAACATTATTAAATAGTTGCTCATACTTAGCGTAAACAATATCTCTATTGTTAACAGCAATGTTGTATTGGTCAGATAAAGCCTTTACTTCACGCTGGATTTCCTTCTTTGCGCTAGGTGCAATTGTTTTAACTTTTTCAATACCACGCATTACTACGTTTATATTGTTTTCAATAATCTGCTTTGATGCCCGACCAAACATAGCACTTGCAAACTTGCTGCCTTCAGCCATAGTTGCACTCAGTAGTGGCTCAAAGATAGAGTTCTTTGGGATATAACTAAAACGATACAAAGCAGAAAGAGAGAACGCTTTGTTTCCTGCTTCAAAAATTGCACGAATGGCATCTTTTCCAGTGCCACCTACTTGCTGGATTGTTCCAGTAACAATATTTTCCTGCTTACGAGCAGCGCGAGCAATCATTCTGTCAAACTCACCAAATGGTAGAGTCGGTAAAGAGTTTGCTAACTGACGTTGTGTCTTAGGATTAACAACAATTCTGACACCAGTTGGGTCAAGTGCTGTTCCTCGTGCTGATAGATTACCGTGAACAGAGTAAACATCTTGCATTAGATTGTCAACAAATGTGTCAATCAAGTTAGTATCATTAAATCCGCGAGTAAATGAAATAGTGCGAACTAACTCAGGTGCTAAATTCTTTACAACAATAGCACGTTCACCATCAGTCTTTGCAGATACAAACTTGTCAATAATTTCAGTGCGATATTGTGAGACTGTCTTGGTTGTTCCATCGTGAGTTACAAGAACCTTGTCACCACGAGTAAACAAAGGAACATCATCAAAGGTAGCAATTAACTCATCTACACCATTAAGTGGACGTACACCAGAGTTAGTAATAAAACCCTTGGGCATCATTGTACCAAGTGTACGAATTAACACAGTAGATGGACCATTAAGGTACTTGCTCTGCAAGACTGTCTGTGTGAATCCACCAACATTTGAGAAGTCACGCTCAACAGTAGAGGTCTTAATCTTTCCAGCACGTGAACGTGCGGCAGCAAATGCTTCGCGTCCAATGACTGGCTCGGCTGGTTTGTAGTTCTTACCAAAGAATGTAGGCTCAACTGTCCTAACACCTGTTACTGGGTCTTCAACTTCTTTTAAGAAAGCGTCATAAATCTCTTGATGCTTGGGGTTCTTCTTAATAGCATCATCAAATGCACCAAGTACACGAGCAGATTGCTCAGGTGTAATTGATGGAACTTTTCCAGTTGCTGCATAGTTGCCTTGAATAACAACATTACCATCACCTAGCACCCATAAGTCATCACGCATACCAGCAGCAGCAAGGCGCTCAACTGCTGGAGCATAAGCCTTATCAGCCAAAATTAAATCACGAACAAACTCTGGGTCTTTTGTATCCTTAAGTATTGCAGGAAGACGAGGGTTGTTACTATGCTTTCTTATGATTCTTGTAATGTCAATAATATTTTCTGAAGTGGCAAGGTCTTCAACGTCTTGTCCAAAGACAGTTAAGTTGCCCTCTGTTCCACCAGACTTACGAAAATTAATATGCTGATTAATTAAATCCTCAGCCTCAGGCATAGCATTAACATCGCCTACACGAAAGCGTGTATTAAGACCAGCCTTTAATGCACCTGCACGAACACCTGCAGCAAGACCTGCACCTGCTACGTTAATAGCAACGTTCTTAATTAAGAAATCGTTTGTTCCTGTAATCCAGCGACCAAGAGTATTTTCTTCAAAATTCTTTTTGACTTGTTGGTCATCCCATAGGTCAACATCTTGAACATCGATGCCACCATTTTTAAGGATAAGACTTTCAAAAGTTCCAAGCGGTGTCAGATTACTCTTAAGAAGAGATACACCAAGAGAAACTCCTTTTCTTACAAGAACTCTTTCTCCATTAACAATCTTATATTCATCACCTGAACGCTCATACGCATCAATTACGTCTGAAGGTTGAAATCCTTTACCGTATTCTCCAGCCTTGTATAAACGGCTGCTTGGGTCGGTAAGTAAAAATGCTGTCGAAATAGGACGAGCAATGATAGGACTAAAGACATACTCTTCAGCCTTCTGTGATGCGTAGAGAACTGGGTCAACTACTTTTCCAGTAGTATCATCTACGGTTATAAGACCAGCCTTTTGCAAAGCCTTTTGTGTTCCTGTTTCAGCAGCAATACCTGCAGCGGCTGCAGCACGTGGGTCGCCCTTAAATGTTTGTGCGGCACCTAGTTGTGCTCCGCCCATCGCAACATTTCCAAGAATTGCTCCAGGAAGTTGTGAGATACCTTTAGCAGCACCTTTAACAGAGTTGATGAAGTCTTCCCATAACGGCATTACTTCACCTCCGATGCTCTAAATGTATCAGGGCTGCCACCTTGTACTTCGTTACCAGTGATAGTTAAAATAAAAATATCTCTATCTTCTGGTGACTCCCAAGGAACCATTGCCAAAGGAATTGCTATTTCATAATTTTCATAACCTAGAGAGTTAGCAAACTTATCTAGGTGGTCAAAGAAGTTATTTTCT